TATATGAAAACTACGAAGTACTATGACAAAGAAATATAACTACATCAAAAAGACAGGAAGACCAACGAAATATATACCTGAGATTATATTTCCAAAGGTAGAAGAATACATAACCTCATGTGGTAGAGAAAATACTGCACTTCCAACAGTTGAAGGACTTGCAATTTCGCTTGACGTAACAACTGAAACGATTTATCAATGGACGAAAGAACACCTTGAGTTTTCTGATACTATTAAAAGAATAGCTAATAGACAGAAAGAGCAATTGATGAATGATGGGATGTACGGAGGCAAAGAAGTAAATGCGGCAATGGCTATATTCTTACTTAAGGCAAATCACGGGCTTAAAGATAATGAAGGACAGGTGAATATTCAGGTAAATGTAACACCGATTGTTGATCTTGAAGCGAAATGATCAAAACAACTGCCACGAAGAAGATATTTGAACTGAGGAGGCGTATTAGAGTTATTTCCGGAGGATCTTCTGCTTCAAAAACAATATCCGTCCTGATTTGGTGTATCAAAAGAGCGCAGTTTCCTCCAGACAAGACCCCTGAGCTAATTTCAATCGTATCAGAGACGTTTCCACATCTAAGGCGGGGATCAATGAGGGATTTTCTTCTCATCATGGAGGAGCATAAAGTATTCAAAGACGCACAATGGAACAAGACTGATTGTATTTATACATTTGAATCAGGATCAAAGATTGAGTTCTTTTCGGCTGATCAACCTGGGAAAGTACGCGGTCCAAGGCGTGACATCTTGTTTATTAACGAGTGCAACAATATTTCCTATGAAACATATACCCAACTTGAAATCAGAACGAAGAAAATTATCTGGATGGATTTTAATCCTGTTCAAGAGTTTTGGGTGTATACAGAGCTTATCCCAAATATGGATCATGACTTTTTAACGCTAACGTACAAGGACAATGAGGCACTTGATCCGGCTATTGTTGAGGCTATTGAATCACGAAAGGGGAACAAGAACTGGTGGAAGGTTTACGGTTTAGGAGAGTTGGGGATGACTGAGGGCGTAGTGTATCCTCATTTTCTTCCACTTGATGATATTCCTCCCGATGCAAGGCTTGTAAGACGTGGAATGGATTTTGGATATACAGCTGATCCTACAGCAGTTCTTGATATTTATGAGTGGAACAATGCGTATGTTTGGGATGAGGTGCTCTATCGTAAGGGACTCAGCAACAGAGACATTGCGGATGTGCTTATGAACTTACCAAAGGCATTAGTAGTTGCAGACTCAGCCGAGCCTAAATCAATTGATGAGATAAAGAATTACGGAATAAATATTATCCCCTCTCAGAAGGGGCCAGGGAGCGTGCTACAGGGCATACAGTATGTTCAGGATCAGAAGATATATGTTACCAAGGGAAGCACAAATATATGGCGTGAGCAGCGTAATTACTTATGGTTAATTGATAAAGACGGCAAGATCATTAATGAACCTTCTCCCTTCTTAAATCATTTGATGGACGCGGGGAGATATGGAATGGAAAGCTTGCGACCAATTGATCAAAAGGATCTTGAGCTCTACGGTGATAACTATCAGAAAGTAAACGAAGGGCTAGCCAACAAGTGGAGACTATGAACAAGTCACTGCCTACAATAGAGCAAGATCCATATAAGATCGAAACGGAGAATAATGATAAGAAAGTCTCGGTTCTTTTTGCCTCACTCTTTCCTGAGACTGCTGTGCCTTATGAGTATATCTTTGATGTAGTGAGGCTTTTAGAAAGCACTAAGGTTAACGCCAGAATCCTTCCTGAGGTGATAAGGGGAATATACAATCTCAATAGTCATAATAGGAAAGGGCAGGTAATTGTTCATGTTTCACGTGAGCTTACAAATATTCAGATAAGGGAGAATAGTGAAACACTGTCTACGTTGAGTGAGGATGAAGATAAGTAGTTGACAAGTACTCATTTCCTATGTATATTATATGTATCTTAATATGAGAGGAGGTGAAATAAATGCAATATAATGTAACAATAAAAGGTACACACACGTTACTCCTACATAAATATACCGCTGCGACTGCTTCAAATCCTAAAGTTAGGTTAACTACGACAAAGGATTCGGCCAACTATGCAGATGAATGGGTAAAAACCACTTATCTTAATAAAGAAGGTCAAGTCATTATGCCATGGACAAACCTATTTGCTTGTATGTTTGAAGGGTCAAAGGGAATGAAGATAGGAAAAACAGCAGTAACCAGAATTGTTTACACTTCCCTTGCTATTACTACCCAAGAACCACTGATAACGTTAGATAAAGAACCAATTACGATCGATATGATTAAAGAAAATGATTGGTTACATACCAGTGGTGTTGTAATTACAGGTAGAAGAATAGACCGAGTACGAGCTGCAGTTCCAGCAGGATATGAAATATCGTTTGGTATAAAGCCTAAGGTTAATAATAGATTAACAACTGAGGACATCGGAGCTATACTAGATAACGCTGGACAAAATGCAGGTTTAGGAGACTGGAGACCATCCGCTCCTAAGAAACCAGGACCATACGGAACTTTTGAAGTGATAAAGTTTGAAGAAGTAGAGTAATTTTACTTAACATGGCGTGGTGCGGTCAGGTCAGGCGGGGTGTGGTCAGGTGGGGTAAGGCAGGGCGAGGCTAAAATATATGTTTAAACCTAAAGGTGAAAAACCATTGTGGAAATTTATCTACAATTATGTTCTTCCTCTTAATTTAGGCGATGTTGTTAGTTATGAAGGATTAAGCGCAGTAGTAGGTCAAGATGTGAAAATTAACCGAACTGTCGTTTATTCTGCTAACAAACATCTACTGAGAGATACAAAGCGACTGTTAGTCGTTGAGAGAGGAATAGGATATAAGGTTGTAGATGGCATGGACATAATGTACCATGCGGAAAAGCGACATGATATGGCTAATAGGCACGTTTCATTGGCAAACTTTGAAACTAAGAATATCAACACTATTAAATTAACTCCTGATGAGAAACAGAAGTTACAAGATTTTATGAGCTTTAATGCTAACATCAGGTCTGCTTTCGTGCAGAAAATTGATAGAATAGAAAAGGCCAATCAGGTAAGTCAGTTAGCTCAACAGTTTACGGAAAATGAACTGGCTGAACTAAAAGAGTTAGTAAGAATTAGATAGAGTAGGTTTTCAGGGCGAGGTGCGGCGTGGTCAGGTGCGGTAGGGTCCGGTTCGGTCTGGTACGGCAGGGCGAGGCTAACTTGAATTTATCTTTTCAGGGCAAGGTGTGGTTAGGTAAGGTTAGGCGGGGTTCGGTTAGGTAAGGCAGGGTAGGGTTAATATTGGGGTGCGTATAGTATAAACGCACAGGACTGGAGGTGTTATTTATGGGTATGTTTGATGAAGCAAGGAAGACATTTAGAGAAATAAGAAGAAAGAAGCTTTTGCGCTTAAAGAGAGAAACTAAAAGTTCACTTAAAAAATACGAAAAGACGAAAAGTAATTGATATTTAGATAAAAAGAGTATAAAATGTAGGAAATCGTCAAGATTGTATCTAAGACGGGTCGAAAGACTCGTCTTTTTTTGTTGATAAAATGGCAAAGAAGCAACCTATTGTTGGAAAAGGAACGCCTGATGAGGTTGAGGCGTTTACTGAGGTATCCACTCACTACGAACTCTCCCGACAGGACTTGGAGCAAAGAATCTATCGCAAGAATGGATTTGATGACGCGGACAAGATGTTTGCATCGCATATAGACGAGAACTCATGGCCGTATAGGTCACTGATGTTTGATCCCCGCCCTTACACAGTAATCCTCGAGAAATCAGCACGACTCATCGGAAGTAAGCCTAAAGGCCGCCTTGTGCCGCGTGAGGGTGGAGACTCTCTCGGAGCGTACATCAATAACGAGTTGCTTGATTATCAATGGGAAGACAATGTGAGGTTAGGCCAGTCAATGATATCAAAGTGGATCATGATGGATCAAAATGTACGAAAGTACGGATCTTCATTTGCTTTAGATGATTGGCATTATGAATGTTACACGAAGGATGGAAAGAAGGAGGTATTTTATGATGGACCCAATATGAAGGTACTGAATAATAGACTTGTTTTCGCTAATCCATCATATGAGTATATTAACAAGTGGTTTGCATATGGGGAATTTTTGACCATAAAGGATCTGGAAACTGTGAATGATGCCGGTAGAACTAAACCTCAATACAAGAATCTTGATCTTCTACGGGATTCAGTTGATGACTCAACAAAGACAAATGGAGATACGCCAAACATTCAGAGTAAAAATAAGCAAATGAAAGGCTTACAGGACTATATGGGGAGAGATGAATACAACAAACCTCTTCTGATTATTCATGAGAGAAGGCCAGATAGATGGATCTCGGTTGCCATAAAGCATGGTGTCGTGGTACGAGATATCCCCAATCCATACAAGGATCGTGATCTACACGTCAATCACTTGAAATACTATCCTCTCCCTGATGATTTGTACGGAGTAAATGAGCTGGAGCCTGTAGCGAAGCAAATCAGAGCCATAAATGCTCATTTGTCAGCCTACTCAGACACTATTGCCCTTGCGCTGCGCCCTCCTATTCACGTTAATCCGATGAACGTACGTCTTCATACCCTCTCATGGGACCCTGAGGCAAAGTGGTTGATGAATACACCTAACGTAGACGTTCAGTTGATGAGAATTGACACATCAGTTACAGCTAACTTTCAATCTATCTATCAGGTACTCGTCGGAAGTCTTATGAATGCACTCGGAGAACAATCACAGCAGATGAGTAGTTCTAATCCCTTCCAACAGGCGGGGAATGTAACAGCAACAGAAATACGCGATACCGCCACGACGAGAAATGTACGCGACAACATGAATAAGGTCTTTCTTGCAGAGGCACTAAAAAAACAGATCATGTTGTGGCATTCAATGAATCAACAGTTTATGTTTACTGCTAAAACGGATAAGTTAAAGATTATAAGAATTGCAGGACGTGACGCAGTTGAGTTCTTCACGAGACAGGGATTGTCAGATATCAGACCAACGCAGGAGGATGCAGAGCAAATTGCTACGGGTCAAATGGATTCTGATTCGATTGCTCCTGGGCCACGCTTTGCAGTTAATGTGGGAGATGACGAAATGGGTATGCCTATGGAAGTACCGAAGTATATGCCTGATGAATCAGGTGGTGGCGGTAATCTCATTATAGAGCCTGGTGATCTTCAAGGTAACTATAACTATATCCCGGATATTGAGTCAATGGCTGCGCCTTCTGATCAGGACATCGAGCAGAAGCTTATGGCACTGCTAACAACAATGACAAATCCTGCAATTGTACAGGGGCTGATGCAGGAGGGAGTGAGGCCAAAGTATAAGGAATTACTCACAAAAGCAATTGAAGCAACAAACGTAGTCAAAGACGCTGATGCGTACTTTGAAGACATCAAGAACACTCAAATGGGAGGAGGTATTAATGAAGGTCAAATTAACGGTGGAGGAGTCCCTGCGGCAGCAGGAGGGGTTTCGCCTCAAGGAGATGTGTCAATCGGAGGGATGGAGCCTAGTGCTGTTCCCGCTACTGGAATCGCAAATTAAATCAGCAGTGGTGGACCCGCGCAAGTTCCAGTCGGAGTCTGAGTATGTATTTGCAGCAAAGACTGCATGGGCTTACGGTCAGCATGGAAGCGATGTCTTAGACATGATTGAAAACAAAGTCAAAGACGCTGAGTTCTTAACAGAAAAAGAACAAGGCAAGCATACGGACAAATTAGCTGAGGCTATGAGTTAAAGGAGGTGAGTATATGGGAGGATTTAGAAGTTTATTTAAAGTGCGCAAGCCTGGAAACGGTGATGCGTTTCAAAAGAAAGCAGAAAGTGCAGGGAGAGCAAAGCTTTCAATTACTAACAAAGCTAGTAAGGTTCCTAACGGAGGGAAAAAGACTTCTGCTTAAGGAGGTGATTATTTATGCCAATTCAAGTAGTTAATGTTGGAATGTTTGAACGTGATGCAAGTGGCGCAAGAACAACAAACATTACAAAGACAATATCTAACCAAGGAACAGTACGGGTTGTGTATCAGGGGATTGAATACGTATTTGGACCAGGAGATTCAAAAAACTTTTCAGACGCCGGAATTGCCGCAGCAGTTGTTGCAGCAGACGCAAGGCTCAGAGTAGCAGACGCCAGAGATGGTTTAGCTTCAGGGGGTGCTAGTTAATGGAAAAGAAACAGTTGGACGAGCTGCCTCCCTCAGACGATGCAGAGTTTTGGGCAGAGGCAGACGTTCATACAAACATACAACCGAAGAATCTTTTTGACCAGAAGCATACGCTACGAAGGATTGCGGGTCATCAAGCGCAGTGTACTCACTGTGATTGGGGGTTTCAGTTAGATCCTGGAGATAGGATAGTAAACGGTCATTTATACAACAAGAAGAATGAGGTAGTTATTTAAGAAAGTGCTTAGGGAGTATGAATGTACTTCGTAAGGACTTCCTTATAAGTTGTCCGAATGTTTTGACCATTCCGCTTCACCAGCGTTACCAGGTTGCAGAAATGGAGGTGATATGAATGGATACAAATAACGTGGCTGAAGAAAACGTGGTAGAAACAGATACTACCCAAACCAGTTCGCCACAGGTTGAAAGCCCGATTACTGAGGGCAAAACGGTACAAGGGGAGACTGTACAACCTCCTGTTGTAGAGGATGCTAAAGATCCTGCCATGAACGAGGAGCAGCGAAGGGCGTTCCAAGAGATGCGGCAGGAGAATAAACGGTTAAAAGAGAAAATGGAGGCTCGCCCAACAGGTGAGTCTGCGTTCAATCAGTTTAGGGTGACGACTCCTCCAGCGAGTCAAGCTCCTGTAGATGTGCAGCAATTTACTGACCAACTTACAGGCGAGACTAACTGGTACGGGTACAATCAAGCCCAACAACAGAGAGAGCAGCAGATAATCCAGCAGGCGAAGTTCGAAGCACAGCAGACGACGCAAGAACTTTTGGATGAGAATAACGCTCGCCAGAAGTTTCCGGCACTGTTTGCTGACCCAGAAGTAGAGCAGGATATAGCCGATAAGTGGCTAGCAGCAAAGCTAAGGGGGCAGAATGCTTCTATTACTCAAATTGCTGATGGTTTCGCAAGAAAGCTCAAGCAGACCGCTTCCAAAGCCGAAAAAGTAGGCGCGGAGAGAATCCTGAATGAGGTATCTGACAAGGAAAACGCAGGACTAACGGCACAAGGCCAATCGTCTCAAGGCGCAAAACTCGCAATCTCGCAAGAGGACAGCGATAAATTACGTCTTAATACGAGACAAGGAAGCCTTGACGCAGTAACTGCAAGAATCTCACAGATCCCTTGGGCAAACAAGTAACCTAGTCTATTCCCCCGTGGGTAGATAGGGAAAAACTCACGGGGGAAAGAAGAGGTGAATTTATTATGTTAACTTCATATTACGATACAAGTCGAAGAGAAGATCTTTTGGATATTGTTGCGGATTTGACTCCTGATGACACGCCTTTAGCGACGATGCTTAAAACGTCTACAGCTAAAGACACGATCCATCAGTGGCTCGAGGATTATGTTACTCCTCCATCATCTGTAACTTTTGCCGCTGAAGGTGCTGCTGCTACATATACAGCGCTCACACAGCCAAACAGAGTAACAAATATTACCGCTACTCTAACTGAAACATTCCGTGTTTCAGGTACTGAAATGGCAGTCACGCCAGCAGGTGGAAATCCAATGGATTACCAATCGGGAAAAGCCCTTAGAGTTTGGAAAATGAAACAGGAGTATGCCATCGTCAATGGTGCACTTACTTCTGGTGTTTCCGGAACTGCTGCAAGCATGGCTGGTTTGATTAACGTCATTACCACGCTTTACACTGCACGCAATTCAGGCACATCACTTTCTGAGACTGAGTTCCAAGATATGCATCAGCATTCATGGGATAAGGGAGGCACAGATAATTCGTTTGATTTAGTCTTAGTACCGTTTGGTCTTAAGAGAAAAATCGACGGATTTACAGCAGGTGCGACAAAGTATGTTGACCAAAGCGACAAGAGATTGACGCAGCCAGTCGCCATATACGAAACATCAGCTGGTGTAGCCAGAATCATGCAGCACAGGTATGTTGCTAGTGCAGCAGCGAGTCCTGGTCCTCGATTCCTAGGTATCAAAGAGGACAAATTCCGAATCGCTTACCTCCGTAAGCCATTTAAGGAAATGCTCGCCAAAGATGGAGATCGTGAGAACGGTCAAATCGTTGGGGAGTTTACTCTTGAATATCTCGGTGAAAAATCGAGTGTTAACCGAAGTGGTTACGCAGTAAACGGCTAATAGTCGTTTGATAGTACCTACTGCCCTTTCAGTAGGTACGAATGAAATGACTAAACTAATCAAACCAGATCAATTTCTTGCGCACTATATTTACGAGAAGCAGACGAACCCTGATGCTCGTATTGTCATGCGCTCGTATCAGAAACGGGTTGTCAGTACGATTGATCACATCGTTGAGCTATCACATGGGGATCGTGACGTTGTTTCCACTGAGAATGATTGGGGAATTGTTGAGGAGTTATTGAAGTTCTTTGCTAATCAATGGCCTCATGAGTTTAATGAGTTTAAGGCATCAATCCCTGATATACGAAGTACGAGAAATGATGGTGGGTATTCAAAGAGTAAAGAGATTAAGTATGTTATGGCTGTTCCTCCACGCTTAGAGAGAATGATTAGGGTTATTTTTCCCATGCAGCAGTGGGACAAGAAATTTGTCAATAAATTTGTAAAGAGACTTCCTATGTTTAAGGTGGGATAAAGTATTGACTTACAGTAATGAGTTTTTTTACTTTCCTATATTTATCCTCTCCCCATAAGATACTACCCTGAAAGTTTACAGTTGCAAGCGAAACAAATCCATGATATATTGATTTAGTCTAGTACAGACTTACTGTCCTACGGCCAGACACCTTCAGCGATAGCTCGGGTGTCTTTTTTTATGGCTAAAATTGCCGCTGGTTTAATAATAAAGAACGACTCAGAGCTGGAAATCCTCAAAAGAGCAGTAGGATCAATCATCAAAGACGTTGATGCAATCTACATAACCTCTACTTCGACACCAAACTATAAAATAGAAAAGTTCTGTAAGGAAATAGGAGCTCAGTACTCTTTCTTTCCGTGGGTCAATGACTTCTCAAAAGCGCGTAATTTCAATATGGCGCAGATCCCCGCTGAGTATGAGTGGTACTTCTGGATGGATACTGATGACGTTGTACAGGGTGCTAAGACCTTCAGGGATGCCATCACTATTGCTGAGGCTAATAACATCAAAGCAGTCTTCGCCCGTTATCTGTATCAGGTAGAACTTGATGGGAAGGGAAAGATCAAGAATATTCTCATTGAACACCTCAGAGAGAGATTGATAAGAAATGATGGTACATATGAATGGGTAGCACCTATTCATGAGACACTCATTGAGAAAGTACCCGCAGGAAAAACTGACTTTCAAGGCTTCTGTGTTGTTCACTTGATGGCTGCTGATCAGATGGAAAAATCTATGTGGAGAAATATTGCCATTCTTGAGCAGAACATCATTGATAATCCTGCTGATCCCCGCCCTGTCTACTACCTAGCTAAAGCGTATTTTGATACACGGATTCCCGAGGTTTTAAGTGAGCCAATTGGAGAAGGACTGGATTCTTTGATGATTGAGCTGGTTAAGGTATACCTTGCTACATCAGGATGGGCTGAGGAGCGCGCGCAGGCGTGGGAGTATATGTCAATGGTATATCGGGAGCGTCAGGACTTTAAGGAGGGCATTAACTGCCTCATGAATGCGCTCAAAGAAGATCCTAAATTTACCTCAGCATATATTCAACTCGCCCTCTCTTATGTTCTGATGAAGGATTGGGAGAAGGCAATGCATTGGGTCAAAATGGCTGGAAATGTTGATATTCCTAAAACTACGCTTGTTATTAATCCTAAAGACTACAAGGTGATGATTCTTGAGGCGTTGTTCCACATCTACTTAAATACAGGGAAGTTAGACGAAGTAGTTAAGGTAGCAACAGACCTGAATGAGATGCTTCCTAACGATCTCAATGCAAATCGGGTGAAGGATGTCATAGATCTTAAGGGGAGAAACGATCTCGCGCATTATATTGTTAAGCTTGCTCATCATCTCAGCAAGACAGGACAGGTCGAGCAATTGGAGAACTTAGTAGTCTCAATTCCACTTGAAATAGCTAACGAGCCGGCGATGGTTGATCTTAGAAATCAATTTACTAAGCCACGAATATGGGCAGATGATGAGATAGCAATCTTCTGCGGTCCTGGATTTGAACAATGGAGCTGGAAATCGGTAGCAAGGGGCATCGGCGGATCTGAGGAGGCTGTCATTTACATGAGCCATGAGTTAGCAAAGCTAGGGTGGAAAGTATACATCTATGCAGATCCACAGCAGGATGCAGGAGTACATGACGGCGTAGTGTGGATTCCTTACCATCAAATCAACTGGAGAGATCAATTTAATATTCTAATTGGCTGGAGGAATATTGGATTATTTGATGTTCCTACTCTGAAAGCGAAAAAATCGTACCTCTGGAATCATGACATCCAGAACGGATTAACGTATACCCCTGAGAGGGTGAATAAGATAACGAAGGCAATGTTTTTGAGCAAATGGCATCGGGAGAACGTACCGCAGCTAGATGAGATGAAGGTAATGTACACGGGTAATGGTATATGACAGCGGAAGAACTGTATAACAAAGTAAAAGAGGTAGACTTCACGATTGACATGAAGCCGTTTTATAAATGTGCTGATGGTGCTGTACGCGATGTAGAGTCAAAAGATGGACGATCAGATTACTATCAGTGGCTACCTAAACTCATTAAACTCAATAAGCCAAAGCAGGTCATTGAACTCGGTGGCGCTATGGGAGTTGCGTGTATTGCCATGCTACAGACACTTCCTGAAAACTCAAAGCTCTACTCAATTACACTTGAGGAGCATGGGCTTGAGTTTGCGTACATGGATAAAGAATATTCAAACCTTGTCAAGATAGTAGGAGATGACCTTAATCTTGCTAACTGGCCGAAAGATCTTGATCTCTCAAAAACTGATCTCTGGTTTATTGACTCTGAACACTCCTATGAACAAGTCAGGGCTGAAATTGATTTGTACAAGCCATTTTTCAAAGAAGGAGCAATTATACTTTTTGATGATATACACATCAATGATGGGCTTGCTCGTGTATGGGAGGAGATTAAACAAGAAATTCATGGATCAAAATATGAGTCAGATCTTCACTATTCAGGCTACGGGATTGTTGTTGTCGGGAAGCAGGTAGAGGAAAAGCGCGATCCTCATTTAATTGTTTATGGATCTTCGTATGATCGTGGCCTTGAGCATCTTCTTAAGATGTGGCCTGAGATTAGGGAAGTAGTACCCGATGCCCGACTCAGAGTCTTCTATGGTTGGGATATGTTTGACCTAGGCTACCGTGACAATCCTGAGCGCATGGCGTGGAAAGAGAAAATAAATGCTTCGATGAAGCAAGACGGTATACAGCATCTGGGCAGGATATCTCATCGCGCAGTTGAGAAGGAGTTTGAGCTAGCTGGCGTGTGGGCGTTTCCAACGCACTTTGGAGAGATTTCGTGCATGACAGCTATGAAGGCACAGAGATATGGTGCTATCCCTGTTGTCGTTGACTACGCGGCCTTAAAAGAGACTGTACAGTATGGGGTTAAGGTAAAAGGGGATATCTACGACAAAGAAACGAAGGATCTTTATAAAAGCGCACTAATAGCCCTCCTCAACGATGAGAAGCATCAAGAGGCTATCAGACCAGAGATGATGGAGTGGGCAAAGAGGTTTGCATGGGGAAACGTTGCGAAACAATGGGATCAAGAGTTTCGGCATGAGATCACAGCTGAGGAGAAAGCACTGCAACTAATCTACGCAGGAGAACCAGTACAAGCACTTAAACTACTTACGAATAATACTCCGATGCGGGAAAAGCTGGTTAAAAAGCTCGATCAACTATTTAGTCCTGCTAAGTACGATATACCGCAACTAATTGAGTGTGTGCTAGATCCTCAGACACTAATCAATGAGATGCTCACTACAGGGAAAGAATGTGAAATAACAACTCCTAAATTGGACGTAGCCTTGAATAAAAAGCTATGGGAGGGAGAAGGAAGGATTGATCGGCTTCGAATTATTGATAGACAGAATCTTGAGATACTATTAGCGGGATGCAACGCCTCATTTACAGAGACAGCAAAAGATATAACAATAAAATTTAAGCGTAACCTCGATAAGATGGTAGTCGAGTTACTTGAGAATAATCAAACGCTACAGGCGTGGGATATTGTCAAGGATACCGATTGGCCGAAGAAGGATAGGTTATGGCTTCGGGTCAAACACGCATTTGAACCTGAGGCGTATAAGAAGTACTACTCAGAGCAGCTTGTTGAGCATCCTGTGACTGAGGAGCAGGCACTGGATTGTACAATGCTTTACCCGAGATTCAAGTGGTTAGTTGCGAGCATCGAGAAGCAAAAGCCCTCTAGCGTGTTGGATCTCGGTTGTGCTGATGGGTATGTCTGTTTAACCTTAGCGAAGCGCGGATATGACTGTTTTGGTGTTAACCTCTATGAGCCATCAATTGTAATTGCTAAGGAAAGAGCGAAAAAACACAACGTACCCGCGAAGTTTGAAGTTGGGGATCTTATGGATCAGAAGCGTAAATATGACGCTGTAATCCTTTCTGAGGTTCTGGAACACATGCCCAATCCCCAACTTGTTATTGATCATTGTATGAGCTTAGTTAATAAAGGCGGCAGCTTCTACATTACCACTCCATCGCCGGAGCATATAGGTATCAAAGATCATAAGAAAGAAGCCGGAAGACTAAGCGGAGATTGGGATGACGGACTTCCAAGCGGCCATCTCCAGATATTCAGTGAAGAAGAACTACGGAGTTTATTGTCTAAGTATAAAGTTGAGCAATTCCTAATAGACGAACAAGGGTGTTTTATGAGTGAGGTGAGGCATAAATGAGCGACGGAAAATATAAAAAGAAATGTGATCACTGCAAGGAGAATGACGTTTGGGTGTTTGCAATGGATCGCATGGGAAATCTCCCCAAAGCATATTGCGGCAAGGTCTGTGAAGCAAATGCAAAATATGACAAGAGATTTGACAAGAGATTTGAGAAATGAACATTGCTTTCTACTGGCCTTTTATTCATGCAAATAAAGTATTTGACAACTGGCGGGATGGACTTCGTGCTGCAATTGAGATCATTGCCAAAGAACACGAAGTGGACTGGATTATTGGGCAGGACAAGTTACCTGAGGCGGGAAAGTACGATGCGATCATCTTCTGGGATGACAGCAACAGTGACTTTTTCAAACACTTTGGAGACTACAAAAAAGAGAAGATAGGGCTTTGCTTAACAACAAATCCGCAAAACTTTGAGAATCTCAACAAACTTGACGTTGTTTATGTTGAAAGTGGACCAGTATATGATCAGGTTCGATCTCATGGCATGTGGGCGCTTAAAGCGTTCGGAACAGATACTAATTTCTATACTCCAAATAACACCAATAAAGACATAGAGAACTTCTACCCCGCAACATTTAGTCCGTGGAAAAGACAACGGGATCTTGCTGAACTTGGAGGGTCATTATATTGTGTCGGAACAATTCAGCCAGACGGTCAAGAAGACTATCAAGCAGTCTGTAACTCAGGAGCAACTGTTGAGGTTGGTTACTTTCCTCCTGAGCATATTAGGGACCTTTACAGAAGAGCGAATAATGTTGTAATCCCAGCAGTTCACGGCTCAGAGCGAACGGTACTCGAGGCTATGGCTTGTGGGATTGAGCCTGATGTCAATCCGGATAATACTAGGGCGTACTCATATATCAAAGAACTTGAGGAGTCAGGACTATCACCGCGTGATTTCGTTGTACTTAATTATTCATCTGAGAAGTATGCCAAGGCGTTATTAAGGGGAATCTTATGAAGTGTTTAGTTACAGGTAATGGAGGATTTATAGGGAGTCATCTGACTGATTACCTTCTTGATCTTGGGCATGAAGTTATTGGTGTTGATAATTTTCTCACTGGAGACTTAAAAAACGTACAGGAGAGAGTCAATTTTTACTTTACTGATATTCGGTCTTTGGATACGATGAAGATTATCTTTAATCGTGAAAAGCCTGATTGGGTATTCCATCTCGCAGCAAATCCAAGAACATTTTTATCTGTTGAAGATCCTCTCCTTAATCATACGATTAACATTGATGGGACATTAAATGTTCTGTTAGCTGCAAGAGAGGCAAATGTAAAAAAGGTTATCTTTGCCTCAAGCTGTATCCTTTATTCTCCGAATACTCCCTATTATGTGAGCAAATTAACAGGAGAGGAATATATGAAGGTGTTTTCTAGTCTCTACGGAGTAAAGACAATCTCGCTTCGATATTCAAATGTTTATGGATCTCTGAGGCAGTCGGAGAAAGGATCGCACATAAACGCCCTAGCATCGCTGCATAAAAGCAAACGTGCCATAGGAAGAATCTGGCTTACGGGAGATGGTAAGCAAACGAGGGACTGGACTCATGTAACGGATATCGCAAGAGCTAATTTATTGGCAGCAGAATCTACAGCAGAGGGGGTGTTTGATATATGTACGGGAGTACAGACAAGTATGAATACCATAGCCAAATATTTTGATTGTCCGATTGATTATATTGCAGATCAATTAGGGGATGCAAAACATCTTAGTGTCTCACAAGATCCTATCCCAGCAAAAGATGCCTTCAAATACACCTACGAAATACCACTCAATGAGGAGAGTATTAAACCTTACCTATGATTGATGTAGTGATGCTTGCGTTTAATTTCAATGAGGAGTTAGCACGACTTACGGAGTCTGCTATTCATTCAGTCAAACAGTCTCCAATGGGCAGATTGCTAATTATTGACAATGCTTCTGAGATTAGGGCGGGGATGCTGCGGGATCTTGCTGACGTGTATGTGCGCAATAAAACAAATCTCGGATATCCCACAGCCGTCAATCAAGGGGTATCACTTGCAAGAACTGAGTTTATCGCAATAGCAAACAACGACATCAGGGTGTCTCCTAATTGGGTTAATGTATCAAAGAGTATCTTTAATGAGCATCCAAAGGTGGGATCTGTGCATTTTCGAATGATTGGGTACGATCATCCAATTATTGAAGGATCTGATATCTGGATCACTGGTAAGGAGCGATGGTGTCATTCTTCTTTTTATGTAATACGAAAAGAGGCATTTCAAGTGTACGACGAGAATTACTCAAAGGGTGGCTTTGATGACTACGATCATCATTTTAGGCTCCGTAGTAAGGGTTGGAGGCAGGCATACACCAATAAGGTATCATTCCAGCATGTTGACTCGATTACCTATCGAACAATGGAGAGTAAGGAGGACAGGTCAATAAGGGATCTTAAGAATAAAGAGTATTACAAAACTAAGTTTGGAGAATATCCTGATATCCAATTCAACAAAGCGTTTCCTGAGCAGATTACCTTACCCTATATTCCTTTTCCATGATTTCAGTTATTACTCCATCAGTAAGAGATGAGATGCTTCCGATTATTGAGAAGTGCCTAAAGCGTCAGGACTTTGATGATTTTGAGTGGATTATAACTAGTCCAATTGAAATTGCCTCGGTTATGCCTACGCTACTTCTCAAAGATCCTCCAAAGCTTCCTGGTGACTTCTATACACTGTGCAAAGGCTGGAATCAAGCATATGCTCATGCAAAGGGTGAATTAATTGTTAATATTCAGGATGGCATTTGGTTTCCTCCTGATATCCTATCGAAGTTTTGGTTTCACTATCAGAATAAGCCTCGGGCGTTGCTCTCAGCGATAGGTCATCAATACGATAGCTTTGATGATCTCGGTGTACCGACAAACAAAATGTGGCATGATCCAAGGTCTAAATCAGACATATCGTTTGAAGAAGTTGCACCAAGTGAAATAGAGATGGTTCTTTGCTCTATACCTAGACAAGCGCTTATTGAATGTGGAGGAATCGATGAGGAATATGATACTTGCGCTGCGGTTTGTGAAAAGGAGATGTGCTGGCGGTTGAATGAACTAGGCTGGGATTTCTACATTGATCACACGATTGAGTATAAAGCTATCCACCATCCGAGGCTCAATGATGACTGGGAGAGAGTGTATCGTGAGAAATCTACTCCGTTATTCATAAAACACATGAAAGAACGTTCAGCAGGCACAAGAACGCTTAATGTTGACAATTTGTTGAAATACATTGCATGAGAGGGTATAATGGTTTTAGTCAAATCTTATTGATCATGGCGCCTTAGAGGGCGTTTTTTTCATGGAACTAACAATCATACCATCAGAAGAAACACCAAGGGAGAATATCAGCTTGGGGTCACTGAAAGACAAGCCAAAAGAAAAGAGGCCTGAAATTGTGGCTGAAAAACTTGAATTGTCAAAAAATATCCAAAAGTTCGATAATAAAAAACATACAGCTAGTCCTTATGATTACAATTCCATTTCATTAGCGAAAAAAACGGAGTATACTCCAACAGCTGATGAGATGATTACTACTCCCATATATAATCATGTAGGCAAGTTTTTAGGAATAGATACCAGACATGAATGGAATCAACACTACGATAAAGTTAAAACATTAGTTGATTGGGCACAAAAGAAAAGCGGAGCTAAAGATTTAAACTCGGTTATGAACTTTTTGAATGGTGCATTAAACGCTGCTCCGAGTTTTGGAATGAATCACAAGAGGATAGATCAATTATATATGTACGCAAGATTAAATATGGCAGGATAATATGGGGAACTTAAATTTTCAGGATGTAATTAGAGACGTACATGATGCTAGCCTTCATTCACTTAAAACAACTGCATCGCTGAGCGCTTCGACTGTATATGTGGGAAACTCTACGCTGTATGCAGTCGTCAATACTGGATCAGCAAGCGATTCAACTGTTAAGTTGGGATTTGTCACAGCCGCTATCTCAACTCCTACATTGTTTGCGGTTGTTAACACCGCAGCCGCAGGACAAGCATCAATTGTGTTAGACAATAGTGTTGCATCAATAGGCTTTGCTACTGTGGCTATATCCACTCCGACAATCTTTGCGGTTGTTAATACTGGTGGAGCTAATACCGGTAATAGTACAATTAATCCTGGCCCTAATCAGATAGGTTCGGTAACAGTATCTAATCCAATAACATTAAATAGTGTAGTAACGCTTTCCTCTTCTACTAATTACATTGGTCTTGCCTCAGTTAATATAGGTGGTACTCTTCCTGCACTGGTGGCAAGTACGGTTAATATTGGCTCAGTCTCAGTACTTGGTGGTGGTATTGGACTTAATTCTGGTATCAACTCAATCGGGTTTGCGACAGTAGCCTTATCAACTCCTACTATCTTTGCGGTTGTTAACACTGGTGCGGCAGGAGTAGGTAATTCTATTGTTACCATTAACCCCAGAATAGACTATTTTGGATTAGTCTCCGTTAGTGGTAATGTAGTGGTGTCATCATTGCCAGCAACACCAACTGGAGCTAACTATATTGGCCTAGCATCAGTAAACATAGGGGGAACATTACCAGCCTTAACAGCAAGCACGGTAAACATCGGTTCAGTATCAATATTAGGAGGCGGAATAGCTTTAACAGCAAGTACAGTTAATGTTGGTTCTGTATCAGTCTTAGGTGGAACAATAGCCGTATCTTCACTACCAGCGTTAGTAGCTTCTACAGTTAATATAGGCTCGGTATCGGTATTAGGTGGTACTATCAACGCAGTTCAACAGACTAGCACTTTTAATATAGGTTCAGTTTCTATACTTGGTGGTTCAATAGTTAATTCGGCTGGTACAAGCTTCATAGGTCTTGTTACAGCAGTTACAAGAAATGCAGGTACAAATAAAGCATTAATTAATCTGCCGGTAGGTTTCTCGGCAGGTAGTACTGCGACAATTGCAATACCTACAAATGCAAACACAATGTACATTACGAGTCTTTTGCTTAACTCTGATGCAACTGTTCGCGTAACGCTGAAATCAGGTGTCACATATTTAACAGGTAATGCTTCAATCGGTGTCACGTTGAATCCTGGGGGAGGCTTAGTTATGACTGGATCTCCTGATTCTCCATCGTGGATCGGCTTGCCATCTGGCGCATTAGTAGTTGAAAAACTTGATCTCACAGCAACGATAGCGAAGATAGCAGGAAACGTAGTTTACTTTCAAGAATAATTATGGCGAATATAGCAATTTTCAAATCAGGACAATTTCCTCAATATCTACAAAGGAGGTGAATTATGGCTAACGAAATACGAACA